CTCACTTGCTCTATCCGAAAGGCAGCGTTGCCGGCTTCCAGCACCGCAATCTGGGTGAAGACACCGTCAAGGATGCGAACGGTGGCGAGTTCCAGGCCTACCGTGACCACTTCAAGTGGGACATCGGCATGTCGGTACGCGATTGGCGTGCAAACGCTCGTGTAGCGAACATCGACGTGAACGCGCTGACCACCGACGGTGCGACCGGCGCGAAGCTGATCGAACTGATGATCAAGGCCTACTACCTGCTGGAAAACCCAATGCAGGGCGAAGGCCGCACGGTGATCTACGCGAACCGCACGCTGCAAACCTTCCTGCACCTGCAGGCCATGAACTCCAAGAACGTGAACCTGACTATCGGCGAATACGCCGGCAAGAAGATTCCAGAGTTCCTGGGCATCCCGATCAAGCGCGTCGACGCTCTGCTCAACACCGAAGCCCGCGTGGTCTAACGACCGCGTGGTTTCCTAATTCAGGGAGACACCATCATGCTTTTTGACGCAAAACTTATGATGTCGAGCGCTCAGGCAATTACTGCCTCAGCTGCGTCGACTGACATCATCGATCGCGGCGATAACAAGGACGTTGGCCGCGCCGGTGACATCCCGTTGCTGGTACAGGTTGTTGAAGCTTTCAACACCTTGACCAGCCTGACCATTGAATTGCAGACCGATGACAACTCGGGGTTCGCCTCGCCGCGCTCGCTGTATTCGGTCGTTGTTCCACTGGCTGATCTGAAGCTGGGTTACCAGTCTCCGGTTATCACCCTCCCGCAGAAAACCGAGCGTTATCTGCGCATGAACTACACCGTCACCGGCACCGCCCCAACGCTGGGCAAGATCACCGCCGGCGTGGTTGCTGGAGTGCAGACCAATGCCTAAGCCATACGAAGTGCTGGAGCGGTCGTTCATCAACGGCCGCCTGTATGAGGCCGGGGAAATTGTCGTGCTGGAACTCGACAGCCCTGGCTCCAACCTGAAGCCGGCAAAGGGCAAGGCTGCCGCTGCGCCGGTCAGTAACCATGACGACAACCACCAGGACGGTGGCTACGTCGCAGCACGCGGCGCCGCTGGAAAGTTCGTCGTCAAGGATGCCGACGGCGCGGCCTTGTTCACCGGTACCAAAGCTGAAGCGGAAGCTGAGGCCGCTCGGCTGAATGCTGGTGGCGAACCGGTACAGAAGGACGACAACCACCAGGACGGTGGCGACCAGGGCAACAGCAACGGATTGCCTGACGCCTGATCCACAGCAGTAACCCTTAAGGGCCCTTCGGGGCCCTTTCTCATTTCTGAGGTTCCCGAATGCCAAGCGATATCGAGATCTGCAACGTCGCACTGTCGCGGGTTGCACACACCGACCCTATCGTGTCTTTCACGGAAAAGAGCAAGGCGGCCGAGTTGTCCAGTGTGTTTTACGGCACGCTGCGCGAACTGGTGCTGGCCGATTTTCCTTGGCCGTTTGCGGAATCCGTTGTGTACCTTGCTGATATCGGCAGCCCTGCACCTGGTTGGGCTTACCGATATCGCTACCCGGCTGACTGCTTGAAGGTCCGGGAAATCATTCAGCCAGGCCAGCGGCGTCCGATGAATGCCGATATGCAGATCCCGTTCGCAGTCGGCTATGACACTGGCGGCAGGACGATCAATACGGATCAGCCAGAGGCTGGCGTGCGCTTCACCTTTCGCGTCGAGGACTCCACGTTCTTCGATCCGCTGTTCGTCGACGCCCTGGCTTGGCGTCTGGCAATGGATCTGGCGCTGCCGCTGAGTTCGAAGCCGGATCTGCAGCAGTTCGCCACTCAGCAGTATCAGATCGCGCTGACGAAGGCTGAAGCCTCGGCCCTCAATGAGTCGCAGGACGATCCTGAGCCTGATTCCGAGTTCGTGGCGGTGCGCCGATGACCAGCGTATTGCAGCCCACGTTCGCCGCCGGCGAGCTGTCGCCGTCCGCCAGTGCACGCACCGACATTGCCCGCTATTACACCGGGCTCAAGCTTTGCCGGAACTTCATGGTCATGCCGTACGGTGGAGTGCGTAATCGCCCTGGCACAAAGTTCGTTTGCGAGGTGGCTGACTCGAACAAGCTGAACCGCTTGATCCCGTTTCAGTTCAACGACGAGCAGACCTA